GTCTCGTTTTTTTATATCCATAACTATATCGATTTAGTGGGGAACTAGATATGGCTAGACCAACCAAACCAAATAAGACTAAGGAGCTACAAGGCACACTTCGCAAATGTAGATTGCCTGCCAACGAAATGCAAACTGCAAAAGTTGAGGTGTTGCCAAACGCTCCAAGTTTTTTGAATCAAGATGGTGCTGATGAATGGGAATTGGTTGTGGGTGAATTGTCAAGAATTAAGATGCTACACATTACTGACCTATCTATTTTGGCTGCTTATTGTAATGAGATGGGGACTTACCACGCTATTGCGAAAGAGCTTGGTGGCAATTATACTGAAAGGACTTATGATAAGGATGGCAAATTAAGGGCATCAAAGATAGCACCCAAATATAAAGTGATGCAAGCCGCTCTGCAAAATGCGTTGAAACTTGCAAGCAAGTTTGGATTCACTCCTGCGGACAGAGCTTCGCTTAGTATGCCAGAACAAGACAAAGAGAAAACAGACGATTTTGATTTCTTTGGATAATGGAAATAAAGGAATGTGATAAGTTTTATTTTGATGAGGTTGCTGCAACAAGAGTAAAGACTTTTGTACAACGACACATTAAACACATCAAAGGTGAGAAGGGCGGTGAACCATTTCTGCTAGAGCCATTCCAAGAAAAGATTGTCAAAGATTTATTCGGTTGGAAATATCGTGAAACCAATTTAAGAAGATTCCGAACTGCTTACATTTGCCTACCAAGAAAGAACGGAAAGTCAACACTCGTTTCGGCTTTGGCTTTGTATATGCTTTTGGCGGATGGTGAACCAAGTGCAGAATGTTACATTGCAGCAGGGGACAGACAGCAGGCGGGAATCTGCTTCGATGTGGCAAGTGCAATGGTGAGAGCTGACAATCAATTGAACAATCATCTCAAGGTTTTTAAGAATAGTATCATTCACGAAAAAAGCAATTCAGCATTCAAGGCAATAAGCTCTGAGGCAAGTTCTAAGTTTGGATACAATGCAAGTTTTATTTGTATGGATGAGTTCTTTGTTCAGAAAGATGCACAGCTTTGGGATGCGCTTACAACTTCGGTAGGATCAAGAAGACAACCTTTGACAATAGCAATAACAACCGCAGGTTACAATAGAGAAAGCATTTGTTTTAAGACAGAAACATACGGAAAGAAAGTAAGTGAAAAAATTATAGAGGATGACTCGTTTTACTTTGTTAAGTATGCTTGTGATTTGGAAACTGAATGGACAAGTGAAGAGGCATTGAGAATGGCAAATCCTGGTATCGAAAGTGGTGTTGTAAAACTTGACTATCTAAAAAGAGAACAAGAAAAAGCTATCAAGTTGCCAAGCTATGAGAACACCTTTAGGATGTTGCACCTTAACCAATGGATGAGTTCAGCTAGTAAATGGTTAAGCGATCAACAATGGATGGCTTGTGATATTGCTCCAATCAATCTTGAAGATTACAGAGGAATGACAGCTTATGCAGGATTAGACTTAGCAACAGTCCGAGATATTAGCGCATTTGTTTTATTGATTCCAGAGGATGATAGATTTACTGTAATACCTTATTGCTTCACTCCAAAGGACAATGCTTTTGTTCGCTCTAGAAGAGACCAAGTAGATTATATCGGTTGGTCAAAGGAGGGGATGATGGAACTAACGGAGGGAAATGTCACTGATTACAACTACATTAAAAAAAGAATAAAAGAAATTGCTGAGGTTGTAAACATCAAGACAATTGCTTATGATAGATGGAACGCTTCTCAATTAGTTATTGATTTGACAGATGAAGGATTGCCAATGACTCCTTACGGACAGGGGTTTGCATCAATGAACACTCCTTGTCGTGAATTAGAAAAACTCGTGCTTGGTAAACAAATCAATCACGGAGGACACAAAGTATTGAGGTGGGCGTGTTCTAATTTAGCAATGAAGTCAGATCCAGCAGGAAATATTAAGATGGACAAAAGCAAATCCACAGAACGAATTGACCCTATGGTTTCTCTAGTGATGGCTCTTGGCTCTTATATGAATGACGATAGTGACGATTCATCTTATGATGATAGAGGCATTGTGTTTATTTAATATCGGTATATAAATGTATCTTTGTATTATCAATTGATTTTATGGGATTTTTCGATTTCTTCCGTTTGAGTTCAGAGAAACGATATAACGGACAAAACTTTTTAAGAGCGCACGACCTTAGCGCATTCGGTGCTAATGCAGGAGTGTCAGTTACTAAAGAAACCTCTCTTGGCTTTTCTGCTGTTTACGCTTGTGTTAGAATAATAAGTGAAAGCATAGCTTCACTACCTATCAATGTTTTTTTAGAAGAGGCGGATGGTGATAGGATTTCACAAAAGAATCATCCTGTTTATAAGTTGTTAGCAAAAAAGCCGAACAACTATATGACTTCTTACACATTCAAGGAAATCATTTTGACAAATCTTTTGCTTGAGGGTAATGCTTACTTCTTAATTGTAAGAGATAACAGCGCAAGACCTGTTGAATTAATTTGTCTTGATCCTGATAAAGTGGATGTGTACAAACACGAAGGAGCTTTGTTCTACTCAATAGAAGGTGAAGATGGAACTATCCGTCAAGAGGATATGTTGCATTTTGTAGGAATGAGCTTTGATGGATTAAAAGGAAAGAGTGTATTGAAAGCACAAAGCGCAACGCTTGGAACTTCATTAAGCGCAAACGATACTGCTGCAAGCGTGCTTGGTAACTCAGCTCAAGTTGGTGGCATCATAAAACATCCAGGAAAGTTAAGTGCAGAGGCAATAGAAAGACTAAGAACTTCTTGGAATAATAAATATCAAGGACCTTATGCGGCAGGCAAGACAGCAATCCTTGAAGAGGGGATGGACTTTTTTCCCACTAAAATAAACGCACAAGATAAGCAACTTTTAGAGAGTCGCAAGTTTCAGATTGAAGAGGTGGCGAGATTGTTCAAAGTGCCTCTTTCATTGATTGGTCATTTAGAGAAAGCCGCAAACTATTCTAGTATTGAAGCACTATCAATAGACTTTGTTCGATTCACTTTGACTCCTTATTTAGTAGCATTAGAGGAAGAGTTCAATAGAAAGTTGTTCAGAGAAAACGAGCAAGACAATCACTATGTGAAGATACAAGTTGAGGGATTGTTAAGAGGTGACTCAAACTCAAGAGCTAACTTCTACAAGCAAATGATTGATATGGGAGTTTTAAGCATCAACGAGGTAAGAAAATTGGAGAACTTAAACAGAATCGACAATGGTGATACACACTATTTCCCGATGAACTATGCTCCAATCGGTCAATCTAATGTAGAGGACAATGACTAATTTCCCTACAAAAGGAGAGGACAAAAAAATAAGTTTGCGCAATTCAAACTATCCTCAGTTTGATTTTGATTTTGCAAACAATACAAAAGAACAAACTCCTGAAATATGGAAAGCAGGGGGAAACATAAGAGGAAACGAAGCGTTTGAGCTTTGGGAAAAAGCAAGAGAAGGAAGTGAAACTCCTAGTGTTTTAGAATGGATAAAGGAAAGAGAAGCGTGGGCTGCAAGACACTTTGAAGATGGCAAACAATTCCAAGATGATAAAGAACCAAATCTTTCAAACATTGCTGGTGTTGTTGCGCAGATGAAATGGGGTGTGATTGGAATACTAGGAGAACAAGGAATGAAAGATGTTATCCTTGAAATGACAAAAAAGCTAGAAGGAAAGAAGGAAGAAAAACAGTTAAATGCAACTGTAACAAAAGCTTTAGAAAATAAAGTAAAAGAACACAACGAAGATGTAAAAGATTTGGATGTTGCTTGGAATCCAAGAGTAACACTAAAGACTTTAGAAATAGTAATGGAACGAGGGATTGGAGCATACAAAACCAATCCTCAAAGCGTAAGACCTAATGTTGGAAGCCCAGAGCAATGGGGTTATGCTCGCACAAATTCATTTCTTTTTGCATTGAAAAAAGGAAGGTTTCAAGGCGGCAAACACGATACAGATTTACTTCCAAACAATCATCCTGTAAAGGAAGAGATGGAAGAAAAAAAGTTAGTAAATATGAAAACAGACAAAAGAGAACTAGTTGGCACGATGATTACAGATGGTATTGAGATGCCTTTATTTAGCACTATTCAAGAAGCTGAAGATTTAGCAAAAGAAATGGGTGCAGAAGGAGAAAAACTTTTTCACGAACATACAATGGATGGAGAGGTTTACTATATGCCATTTGAATCACACGAAGCAATCAAAGAAGCTCTTGCAAAAAATGATGATGAAGTTATGGAAGAGAATGACCACATTGAAGGACACGATGAAGAGGAAAAGCCAATGGGATATCGTTCCAATCCTAACAAAGAAATTAGAACTTTTAATGTTCAAGATTTAGAGCTTAGACAAGAAGGCGATTCTAATGTCGTTGTGGGTTATGGTAGCGTGTTTAATACATTATCTAATGATTTAGGAAACTTCAAAGAAATAATCGCTGAAGGTGCTTTTGATGGTCGCTTACAAGATGATGTGCGTTTCTTAATCAATCACGATGGTTTGCCATTAGCAAGAACAACAAACGGAACTCTAAGACTTTCAACAGATGAAAGAGGTTTGAGATATGAAGCTGAGGTTGCTAATACTTCAATAGGTCGTGACTTAATAGAGCTGATGAAAAACGGAACGGTCAATCAAAGTTCTTTTGCATTCGTTGTTGAGGATGATTCTTGGGAAGTTCGTGATGGTATAAATATCAGAACAGTAAACAAGGTGTCTCGTTTATACGATGTTTCGGCAGTCACTTATCCTGCATTTGAGGAAGCAGGAGTTGCTTTACGCTCAATGGAAGAGTGGAAAAAAACAGAAGAAGAAAAGGTTATGAAAGAAAACCTTGACAAAGAGAAGGAAGAAAGAGAGAAGGAGGAAATGGATTTAACTAAGCGATCTCTAGCAGAGTTGCGCTTGTCAATCATAAATAAAAAGTAATTAATTAAAAAAACTGAAAAAAGATGAAAACATCTAAATTCTACACAGAAGAGCGTGGTTCAGTTTTGGAAAATATGGAGGCAATCGTTGACTCTGCGAAAGTAGAGGGTCGTGAGCTTACTGATTCTGAAACAAAAGAATTTGACTCTTTGAATGAAAAAGCTAACTCTTTAGAGGGTATGGCTAAAAGAGCTGCTTCATTTGAAGCACTACAAGCAAGTAAAGTTGAAAAGTCTGAAAAGATTGAGGACACTCCAAAAGAAATCCGTGAGTATTCTTTCCAAGATGCAATGAAAGCTGCATACTCTGGAAGAATGGAAG